AAGCAAATCCCGAAATAGTTAAAGACAACTTGAGAAACTTTGAGTTAGACCAAGTTCAAATAAATAAATTAAAATCACTTAAAATAACCTTATAATTATGGCAGATTTATATTTTGCAAAATTGAATCTTGAGGCATTAGAAGCCTTAAAGGATAATGCTTACAAGGGTAAGTATTTAGATGTAGCAGTATGGATAAACAATGATGTTGACCATACAGATGACAATGAGAATTGGAAAGCAATTTCTATTTCACATGGTAATAAGAAGAAAGGGGAGACAGTTGTTTATGTTGCTAACGGAAAGAAATACGTTCAGCAAGAAACAATGCCTTTTTAATGTTTGAAATTGTTAGAATAGAGGAGAATATGTCTAACAAGATGTATCACTCAGTTGGGACGGAGATTATATCTTCGTCCTATTTAAAAGGAGTGTATAAGCACTCTATGGCAAGAGCAAGGATTCCATTAGAACCAAATGATGCCTTAGTCTTTGGATCGCATTTTCACGATATGTGCGAGTATGGTGTTGAGGAGTTTGAGAAAAAATATTCCGTTATTCCCGATGAGTGTTCCAACAAAAGAACAAAACTATATAAGGAGTTTATAGCTAATAACGAGAATGCTATAACCAAGCAAGATTATAGGAAGGTAGGCTTAATGTATGAGAACCTAAATGATAACCCCTTTTACAGAGACTTAGAAGACAATTATAGTTCTTATGCTGAACATAGTTTTTTTGCTAGTAGGGATGGGTTAGACTTTAGAATAAGACCCGACAAGTACTATTCGTATGATTCAAAGATTGTTTATGTAGTAGATTTTAAAACTTGTCAAGATGTTACTAAATTTAAGTTTGATGTTAACACATATAATTATGATTTACAAGCAGTTTTTTATTCGGATGTCCTTGGCATTAATCCCTCTGATTTTTATTTTATTGCTATTGAAAAAACCTTTCCGTACACAACGCAAATATTCGGTTTATCGGATCAAGCGACTGACAGAGGAAGAGCCAAAATGGATTTAGCAATAGATAGAATTAAAAAGGGTGATGAAGGAGTTGGTTATGATATAGTTCAAAGGATATGAAAATACTATTAACAAACAATCACTTAAATACTTTTGGTGGCTCTGAGAATTGGACATTTACGGTTTACTCTACTTTAAAAAAGATGGGTCATTCTGTAGATGTTTTTGCTATTGATGTAGGTGGTGTAGGTACTCAAAGATTTGGCTCAGTATACACAACTATTCCCGATGTAACGTATGATTTAGTTATTGCTAATCACAATACTTGCGTGGAGGTTGTTTTGGAAAAGGCTAAATACTCAAAGCTTATAATGATGTGTCATGGGGTAATTCCTCATTTAGAGCAACCAATAAAAGGTGCTGACAGATATATTTCTATTTCAAATGAAATTCAATATCATTTATTACTGCTGGGGTATAGAAGTGATGTAATACTTAATCCCGTTGACTTAGATGTTTATTATCCGACCAAGGAGTTAAACGAAACACCTCAAAAGATATTTGCATTATGTCAAAATATTAATGCCCAAGAGAACATAAAATCACTAGGATTTGATACTGAATGCATCCCTCCAACTAGAGGTGAAAGGTTGGGTATTTTAAATGACACATTTAATGAGGCTGATATATGTGTTGGTCTAGGTAGATCAGCTTATGAGTCGTTGGCTTGTGGTAGGTGTGTTATTGTTTATGATGCTAGAGGATACAATGGTGACAAGTACGATAGTATTGTTACTAGAGAGAATATAGGTGAGTTGCTGAGAAACAATTTATCGGGAAGAAGATTCAATAAAGCATTTAATGCTGATAAGATTCTTAGAGGAATTAAAACCTTGTATAGACCAAATACAGAATACTACAGAAGTATTGCAGAAGATTACTTTGATGCTAAGAAAATAGTAAATCAAATATTACAATGAAAGTAGCTATAACAAGAGTAAGAAATGAGGAGGCTATCCTTAAATCTACACTAGATAGGTTGTCATATCATTTTGATTCTGTAATAGCATTCGATGATTGCTCCACAGACGGCACTAGAGACATTCTAAGCGAACACAAGCTAGTTAAGCGTGTAATCGCAAGTGATAAGTGGGAAAGTCGCTCAGAAGTCCGCAAAACGCTTGAGACAACTCAAAGGCAAGACCTATATGATTATGCTATGCGTAAGGAGGAGAAGATTGATTGGATGTTGTATTTTGATGCTGATGAACATTTCTACTTTGATGCAATTGAATGGGGTTCTAATTTTAGTTATGCCTTTAGATTATTCGATGTATACATAACTCCTAGTGATGTGGATAAGCCATTTATTGAGAGAGAATACGTGGGGTGTGAGTACAGAGATATACCAATGCTATTTAGACCAAACCCGAAGGTAAGATTTTACAATCGCGTTCCGTTGGGTATTGATCCATTACAAATGATTGGAGGAACGGTAAAGCATTTTGGTAAAGGCATTTCCATTGAACATTGGGAAGAGACTTGTGATTATTATATTAATCATTTGAATGAAACGATGCCTAATGGAGAAGATATTTCGACCAAGTGGAAGAGAAGGAAAGGTAAAGCAATTCATGACGGGGTATCTGATTTCGGATTACCATTAATTAAGTGGGACGATAGATATACAAGTGAACATATTATTAACTTAAATAAAGTAGACAAATGAGAATAGATTTATTGACATTTTATTTTAACGATGAGGATTTCTACGGAATGGACTTGTTGAGTATTAGAGGAAAGGTATTGCTAGGAATCAGCTACGACAGTTTCTTTAAGAAGTTTCACTTAGAGTTATTCTTTAAGGTTATTAGATGAAAGTTCCTAAGACAAGGAACAACGGCACAATGACTGAGGCTGCGTTCTTTGGCTGGATAAGATCATTACTAAGGAACAGATACATGAGAGGGTGGAAACCTCACAATGAGGCTGCTAAAGACAATAGAAGACCTATTACTTATAAGAGCAGATCAAGATGGGAATATCAATGTGCTGATTGTGGTGATTGGTTTTTAAGAAAAGAGATTGATATAGACCATATAATACCTTGTGGTACGCTAAAGTCATTTGATGACTTAGCCGTGTTCTGCAATAGGTTATTCGTTGAGAAAGATGGACTGCAAGTGTTGTGCAAACCTTGCCATAAAAACAAAACACATGACAAAAAAACTAATTGAACATTACTTCAAGCACTTCAAGGAGGATAACTTTGTAACCTTAGTGGTGGAGGGCAATGAGATATTTGCTATAAATAAAATAACAAAATGTAAACAAATCTTTGTTAATTCGGATGAAAGTATTAAGATTGCTGACAAGAAGGATTTAGAAAAAGTAAAAGATTACATTTATGACCACAAAAAGTTTTAAACAGAAACACCAACCAACCAAAGCATCATTAATTCTACTTGATAGCTTGATTCACAAGAGACTAAGCCAATTTGATACATTGGAGGAGGCATATCACATGAACAGATATGATTGGATGGCTAAGACCAAGTGCTATTTACCAGCATCTTACTCAGCCTTTAGAGCAAAAGTAACCTTCAAGACTCGTAGTAAGCATAAGCTTATTACCGAGACTAGAATGGCTAAGAACTTAGTTAATTTCTACAAAGTATTACAATCATGATGGATAGCTTTTTAGAGAATATAGATCATCTACACAATGTGGTGGTGATAAAGACCAATCTACCTCAGAAGACCAAGAAGGAGATTGTGATGACAATTCAGTCAATGAAGAGAAGTCTTTCTGAATATGTGGAAAGCAATTCATTAGTTCAAATAGACGGAGTTAACGAGGATAAAAGTGATTTTTGGTCTTGGTTGAATCAAGGTAGCAATGCTGAGACAACACATATCAAAGAATATGATAGGATGTTTAAATGGAAATACGGATGGGTAAATAGCTGGACGGGATATTCAAATGAAGGAAAGTCCTCTTGGTTGTATTTCTTAATTCTAATCAAGCTACTCAAAGACCCCAATGCAAAAGTAGCCGTATTCTCTCCCGAAAATTATCCTAGACATAAGTTTGTTAAGGATTGGGTTAAGACAATGATGGGGTGTGATCCGAAGTATTCCACTAAAGCAAAATGTGATAGGATGATAGAGCAATTTAATGATAGATTGTTTTATGTATATCCTTCAAATCATGATATAGAAAGCATTGAGAATCAGTTTAAAACCCTTATAAAGATTAATAAGGTGAACATAACTGTTATTGATCCTTTCTTGAAGGTGAGTAAACCCACTACAATGAGTGATTTACAGTACTTAACCGCATTCATTAAAAGACAAGAGGTGTTTGCAAAGCAATTTAACGTAAGTCATCATGTTGTATACCATCAGTTAACTCCTCAGATTGATGAGACGGGTAACTACCCCGAACCCGATATGTATAAGATAAAAGGTGGTGGATCAATAACAGATGGCTCTGACACGGTTTCTTCTGTTTGGAGACCTTATAGGAAGAGTGAAGAGGAAAATAAAATGGTAACAATAAAGACTCAAAAGGTTAAGGATTTTGATGTTTTTAAGAATGGATACGTAAAGTTAGATTATAATTTATCTAAGAATAGGTATTTTTTAAATGGAATTGATATCTTTGAAGACTCAATTAAAGAAACGCATAAGAATGAATTATTTTAATTATGAAAACATTATTAAGCATAATGGCGTTAATGAGTGCTATAGTAGCACCTAATGCCACCATAAATAATCTCTGCGAAGACACCATTACCATTGAACAACTCCATCAAATAGACTCAGTAGATCACTTGCTTGAAAGCATGATCCTTGTTGAGTCAAATGGGGACTCTTTGGCTATTGGTGATACGCATATGGAAACTCCAAGCATAGGCTTACTTCAAATACGAAGAGTAATGGTAAAAGAGATTAACAGAATTTTAGAAAAACAAGGTAGTATGTTGCGTTATTCATACTCTGATAGGTGGAGTGCGACCAAATCCGTAGAGATGTATTATATTTGGAGGAACTTTCATCACATAGAATCTAGCAATGAGACAATTGCTAGGAATTGGAATGGTGGAACTTACGGATATAAGAAGAAGGCAACAGTCCGATATTGGGCAAAAGTTAAAAACAATTTAAATAATGCACAATCCATTTGAGAATAACTTAATTATCATAGAAGAAATAAGAGAGTCTTGGTCATGCGTTAGTTGTGTTGATGATGCTAACGTAGCTATTATGGACACATTGTTAGGTGTTTTGGTTAAGATAAATAATAAGTACTCTGAGGCTTTCGTGGAAGACCAAATAAATAAAATAATAGAGGATGAATAGCATAGGATTTTACCCACCAAGAGGTATTGATGGTGTTTTAGTTGATAATCTATCAGAACTACCTACAAGTGCCAAAATAGAAGACTTTAATGAGTTTTTTAGGCTATATATTGACCATGAAAAGGTTAGATATATATATAGAGTAAAGAATCCAATTAGTCCACTTTCTAAATTACTATCAAAAATTAATGATTAAAGCACCTAAAGTAATACCTTCTCTAAGGGTTTTTAGACCAAACTCACTCAGAAAAAAGACTAATGGCATTGTTGTACATTCTATGTCTGAGAAATTTAGCGGTAAATCTGCATCAGAATTCTTACAAGAGATTGGACTAAGTGTTCATGCCTTTATTCATGTAGATGGTAGAATTGAATTAGCACAAGTTCAAGGCAAAAAAGCCTATCATGCTGGTAAGAGTGAGTGGAAAGGCGAGACAAGCTTAAACAACACATTCTTAGGAGTTGAATTACTCGTTAGACATAGTTACGCTAACAACCAATTTGAGTCTTTTAAGAATACTGTAATGAATACTGATTGGGTTGGTGCAGCACAATTTGATTCATTAGTTTGGTTGTGCCGTAAATGGTCTAAGGAATATGACATAGACTTAGACAATATCGTTAGACATTCAGATACTAGTGGTGATCATGTTAGAGGTCACAACAAGGGTAAGTTTGATGTTGGTGATGGGTTTCCTTGGAAGCTATTTAAAGACTACATGAACGGTAATGGACTTGCCGATAAGCTATAATCATGAGGTTCGGAAGAACAGAGAAGACAAACTTATTTAGATTATTAGTTTTAGTTCTCTCTGTTTTAATTGTAATATCATTTCTAATATTATTGATTAAATATGCGATTTTTAGTTTGCGTTAAATCTGAGTATAATGCTATAAGCTACCATAGATTAAAAAAACCTTTTGAACACCTACAGAAAAAAGGATATCATTGCGATTTCATAAACAACTTTACTGATGATGTGGTAATTGAAGGATACGATTATTTTGTTTACAATAGAAGTATTGGATATGGAGATGCTGACTTCGGTCTTCTTGAGAAGATAAAGGCAAAGGGTATAAAAGTGATTATTGATGTTGATGATCTATGGGAACTACCCGAAAACCATCCAATAATTTGGCGAGATGATGTAGACTACAATGAGTGGAAGAACAACTTCTTAATGAACATAGCATTTGCTGATTATGTATGGACTAGCACGGAATACCTTAAAGTAATTATAGAGGATCATTTCACCAATAAACCCGTAATTGTTGCTCGTAATGCAATTGATCTTAACGATCCACAATGGGCAGATAAGAAAATTAAGTCCAAAAACAGAAACAAAACAGTTATTGGATACGCTGGAAGTACATCTCACTATGGTGATTTAGATCAAATGAAAGTTCCTTTAGCTAGACTAAATAGAAATAAGGATATCCGTAGGAATATGGTATTACAGTTATCGGGTGCTGACTTCGTTACTCCTTATGCTAAGAAGGTGTGGCATCATCAGCTAGGTATTTTCACCAATGATGGTAAGAATGATAATATCTTTATTTCGGGTGGTGTTAGAGTAAATCAATACGCTAGGTTTTTTGATCAAATGGACATAGTTATTGCCCCATTACTTGATAATGAATTTAACAGATGCAAGAGCGAATTGAAGGTGCTAGAGGCTGGTGCAAAATGGTTACCCTTTGTTGGATCAGATATGATTACGTTCTCACGTACGGGAGCAAATATTGATTTATGCTCAAATGATGATGAGTGGGTTGAATCATTACTAGAATTAACTCTTGATAAATCTCTAAGAGAGATGCTAGGTAAAGAGTTGGGTGAGTATGTTAGAGATACTTACATAATTGACAAAGAAAACCAAGCTAGATTAAGTCTGTTATGAATCTAGGAGAATATTCTGAGTCTTTATTTGCTACACGCTGCATAGAGATGGGATACATCGTCTCTAAGCCATTTTCACACTACACAAGGTATGATTTAGTAGTTGACGCACATAGTGTCTTACAGAGGGTTCAAGTGAAGTCTACAGATTACTTGCGTAAAGACAACCAATGTCATGTTAAGATAGATTACACCAAAGAAGAGATCGATTGGTTTGCTATCTATTTTAGAAAGTTTGATTTTTGGTATGTTGTTCCCGTGGAAGCGGTTCAAGGGATTAAGCAATTATCCACTACAATTGAAGGGAACATCAAGTATAATGTTTTTAAGAATAATTTTGGATTTGTCAGATATGGTTTTTAGATTTGAGTATTAATAATTTAAAAATATACAAATATGGATGGAGACCAAAGCTTAAAAGAATTATTTGAATTAATAAACACAACGCCAAAACCTAAGACGAAATGATTTGTGCTGCTTGTAGTAAAACCTTTAATAAAAAGGCTGAAGAAGGAATTAACGGTAGAGCAAGAAAGTATTGCTCAGTTAAGTGCAGAACAGACAATCAGAATAGGATTCATAAGTTAAGGAGAGTTGATAAAAATAAGCACCCAAGTTCTAGAGAGGTAGATAACATCGTTCATGGTTATTCTAAGGACGTTGTTACTGTCAATTATGATTGGGTCTTCTCAAATAATGTATTGGATTGGTATTCATCTAAAGATTCAAGATTCAGAAACAATTATAAAATAAAAAAATCAAATGAAAGAGAAAGAGAAAAAGAACGACAACAGACAATTCAATCGCAGATTGTATAATATGTTAATTTCAGAATCAATATCAAAAAGGGCTAAAGCATTAGTTACATTAGATATTATGTCCAATAATCCCGTTGGAATTGGTGATCACTCTACTGATGACTTTTATAAGAATGCAATGGAGGCTATAAGAAACCTAGCTGAAGCTGATGACGAGATAAAGGCTGCTGATGATTATTTTATTGATAGGAGATACAATAATGATTAAGAATTATTTCTTGATAGATAAGAGAAGGTATGGCAAGAACTTAATCATGTTCTGCCGTACCATTAAAGGTGTGTTCTGTTATGATCACGACAAGCTATACGATAAGCATATAGACCATCTAGATTCATTAGACTGTTGGCATAAGTACGGTAGGTATACAAAGACCTATGGAATACCTTATCCAATGAGCCTAGATTGTCAGAATGTATTATCTTACTGACTGTGTATACTATAGGGGATAGGGTGGTTAAAGTTATAATCGGGATATTTTTTACTCTAATTTTGAGTGGATGTTCAAACCTATATTTCTATCCGAAAAACTCAGATATAGATACTAGTAAATTTCAAAGAAACTTAGACAACATTGTTAAGCAAAGATATCTTACGGATTCTTTATTTATTCCAAGCAAATCTGTCATAAAATAACAAGGATATTCTTTGATATTTTTTAGACCAAAATAATACACAAAACTCAAGCAATATTATACCAGCAGTTTTCCAACAATCTGCTTATACAATTGGATGCAAAAATCCAATGATTACTCTACTACTTTTCGTTCTTATTTCATGTGAGAATATATAATATATTATTATAATTTTTATTTATTTTTTTTAAAAATAATTTTTATTATAAAATATTTATAGCAAACGTTCAGACCAAAACGTAGACCAAATTCAGACCAAATTCAGACCAAATTTATTGACAGAACCGAGTTATCCCATTGTGGAAAACTAGTTCATCATTGTTGAAAACTATTTTAAAATAATTTGTTATTGTTGTTTTTATTTATTATCACGTGCGCACGTTCATTCTATATAGTTGATTAATAAAGAGTTATCCACATAATATATATATATCAATTGTGGAAAACTATTTGTTAATTGTTGGTTGCAATAGTTGCATATTAAGTATGAAGTTAGTAGTCTTACATATGGAGCGCAGCGAATGTGCCGAAATACTAACATTATTAGCAATTACTAAAATTATTAGCATTATGAGATATCCAATAAGAATACAAGATGTTTTAAAGAATGATATTCTTTTTAAGACATTAACAAGCAATAAAGAATACTTAAAAGAAAATTTTTGCCGATTTGAGCGCAAGTATTGTGCGTCTGATTATAACGATATAAGCGCATATGCATATTTTAAGAAAGATAAAATAGTTTTTGTTGAATATAATGAAACCTATGAAAGGAAAGGAATTTTAAAATGCGCTGAATATTCAGCAAAACCACTTAATTATTAATTAACCTAAAAAACAAGATTATGAAAAAATTAAAAGACTTAAATAATGGTATTGACGGCATTGAATTTTTACGTGATTTAGTGTTCTTTTATAATTCCCGTCCCGAATATTTAAACGAGGATAAAACGCCAACGAAATTGATTAACGAATATTTAAAATACGTTAATAAAATTACTAATTTAGAAGGCGTTAATTATGATAATTTAACAGATTAACTGACGAAGCCTAATTGGCAGAAACACGGTATTAAATGCCGTGTCTTAATCAAATTTTAAACATAAATTTTATACACCATGAAAGA